AAATCCTCACCGCACCGACAACGCGAATGGCCGACGTACTCGGGTTCATCTATTTGCACTCGGCACCAGAGGCTGAAGTCGCTGAGGCAACCGCCGCTTATCTCGGTGGGGACAAGGCGCGAATCCTTAAGGCCGCGCTCAAACTTCCTGCGATCCCACTCTCTGACCTCGCCGCAATCGCGGGACAGATTCGCGAGATGATTGAGCGAGCGATGGGGACTCAGGTGACCGTTGAGGGAGACATGGCGCCGGGAAACTGAGTCGGGCTGGAATCGTGGCGCGGTATGTTCACCATTTCGCAAGCGTCTATGGGTGGCAACCGCGTGAGATTCTGGCCCTCTCCATGCAAGACGCGAACGCACTCTTCGCCGCGCACTTGGAGGCACAGGGGCACCGCATCAAGTCGGCGGTGGATGTCGGAGACAATTGCGATGGGATTCCTTAGCGCAACCGTGGACTTCAGAGAGTTCAACCGAGTTCTCACTCGGTACGCCGCGAACTCGAAAATCACGGTCGAGCAAGCCGTCGCCAAAAAGTTTCGCTCGGTGGTTTTCGAGGCGCGAAAGTTACAACTCGCAACCCGACCGGACACCCTCGCCGAGATCAGCCGGGTGAAGGCGCGGGGAGAACTTGGTATCAGAAAACGCACGATGGCGCGGGTGATGAAGAAGCGCAGCAAACTCGCGCAACAGGTCGAGCGCATGAAGATGGCCGTCGCCAAAGGTGGCAAGCGGGGGCAGAAGGCCGCATTCAAGCTGATGTCAGCGACCACACAACTCCAGAGGAGCGCATCGCAAGAGGCGTGGTCAGCAGAGGTCAAGATGCGCGAGAACGCCGCAGGACGCGCGGGAGCATGGGGATGGAGAATCAAGGGCAACCAGTTCGCGGAAATCGCCGCCGCTGAAAGGTCGGCCAAGGTCGCGAAATCGTCCGACATCTTCCGCACCTTCATCGAAATCACCAACAACCGACCCGAGTCGAACGAGTTTTCTGAACGCAAAGGCATCGTGAATCGCGCGATGTCCAATGTCCTCGCTGACATGAAAAGCTATCTCGAACGCCAACTTGCAAAACTATGAGCAGCGCAGTAATCCGCATTGGTGCCGACACCTCAGACTTCCGCAAAGGACTCAACTCCGCACTCGGGGAGATGGGTTCGTTTGCAAAACAGATTGCTGCTGTTGCTGGAGGACAAGCACTCTTCGCCGGGTTGCAGGGTGCAGTTTCAGCGGTCGGTTCCGCTCTTCGCGGATTCGGTGAAACCTTCAAGGAATCGATTTCGGTCGCTGGTGAGTTCGAGTCAGTCGTCGCACAGTTCACCACCTTCTACAAATCCGCTGAGACGGCGCAAGGTGCGGTCGCTGAGTTGGCCAAGTACGCCGCAACAACATCATTCCAACTCGGCGAAATCTCAAATGCAGGGGCAGGACTCGCGGCAGCTGGTGTACCAGCCGAGCAACTGAAGGAGACCATTCGAGTGCTCGGTGACATCGCTGCAGGGACGAAAAAACCGCTCGCCGAAATCCTGCAACCCTACGTCAAGACGCTCTCGGTCGGCAAAATGCAGACGGAGACCTTCCTTCAGTTTTTAGAACGAGGAATCCCCATTGGGGAGGAGTTGAAGAAGGCGTTGAACCTCGATGACGCAGGACTTCAGAAGGCACTCACAGCAGGGTCTATCTCCGCGCAGGACATGGTCAACGCTCTCCAGCAGATGACCACGACTGGTCTCTTCAGCGGGGCAGCAGCAGCACAGGGGCAGACACTCAACGGTCTCCTCTCAACGCTCGCGGACAACGTCGAGGAGGTGAAGCGCAACCTCGGCATCGCCGCATCCACCGGGCTGAAACCTCTTATCGAGTTCGCGCAGACGCTGGTCGGCAAGTTCGCGCCGATTGGGACTGCACTCGGCAACATCTTCACCGCCGCAACCGCGAAGGCGATGCAGTTCAGCGACCAGTTCAGCGCGGGGTTCGGCAAGGCCGTTGACTTCGCGGTCAACGCATTCCAAGTCGTCGAGGGGGCGATTAAAAACGGCACCCTCTGGGATGTGCTGGTGACGAGCGGCAAGATTGCCTTCCTAGAAGTCACGGAAGCCGCCGTCCGTGCGTTGCAGGGCATCGCTGGCATATTCGACGAGGGCAACGCATTGACGGGCCTTGGTGGGCTTTTATCAGAGACCCTCACCGATGCTCTGGGGACGGTCGCTGGTTCTGTCGCTGACACTATCGGCAAAGCACTCCTCGACGCTGCGAAGGCGTGGCTGGACTACGTCACTAACGGCATCAAACGCATCCCTGCCGCTCTCGGTGAGTTGGTCAGCGCAGTATTCTCCTCAGGAAACACCGCTGGTCTCAGTCAGCGCACCTTGCAAGGAATGGGTGCAAACCAGCAGAGGTTCCAAACCTCGCAAAGCTACATGGCACCGCAAGCAAGTGGGATGACTTCAGCGCAGGCGCAGGAGATTGTGGCCGCGAAAGCCGCAGGCTACCCGACTCCGCTCACACCGGGGGAAGTTCGTGAGACATTCGCAGGTGGAAAGCGCATCACCTACAACACGAAGGAATCACTCTCGAACGGGGCCATCATTCCACCGAGCAACTCGGAAGCGTTCGCCGAGGGAACCCCGGGGCAGGGACTCCTCGCCGCATTCGAACGTGGATTCGGGAAACAGACGAACGCGACCGAGAAACTCCAAGCTCAGAATGAGAAACTCCGCGTTGAGTTGGCCAAGCTGACTGAGGCCGCACTTCGCAACGCCACCGCGATCCGCGAGCAGTCGAGCACCCTTAAAAGCACCAGCGAACTCACGGCGAAGCAGGGGCAAGCGCAGGCGCAAGCTCAGAAGGAGGGAAAAGCAGTCAAAACCGCTGACGCATTCACCTCGCTCGAGAAAATCGGCGGAGGTCGTCGGACGATGAACCTCGCTCCTCGGGGGCCGATGATTGACCTCGAGGGACAACAACCCGGACTGCGAGCAGCTGGTGAACTCGGCGCAGGATTTGCAAACTCACCGCGATTCATGCAGGCGCGAGAGGCCGCGCGGAAGCGTGACGAGATGCTCAAGATTCCGGTTCAAGGACCACCCGCTGCACCGTTCTTTCAACAGCAGAGGCAACAAGCCGCGCAAGCCGCGCAACCGATGCAACAAGCAAATCCAGAAGCAGACCTTCGCAGAATGATGGAAGAGATCTCGCGAGGGCTCAACGGAGTCACCGCCGCAATCGTCAAACAGGGCTCGCTGAACGTGGCCGTCGTATGAGTTTGAACCAACAGTTTCCAGTTTCCGCACAGGTGGACGATCGTGGGGCGTTGGAGGTGGTCTATCGTCACCGCTACGCACGAAGCAGTGCAGATGCTCCTCCATTCTCATGGCCGCTCACAAAGACCTTCGGAAACTCGACGCTCGTGCTGGTGAGTTCACGCGAACTTTCGGACGTGCTCAGTGAAAGCCTCGGAACCACTGAGGCGTCGTATCGTGGCAAGGCATTCTCGAAAGACTTCGTCACCGTCGAGGCCTCAATCACCAACGAACCCATCACCGCTCACCCGGACTTCTCGGACTGGGCGGGAACAGCCGACACACCGAACACTGACAATGCCATCTGGGAGACCATCGACGGCGTGAATCGGTTCGTGCAGTTCAGGGACGACTATCAACTCGCGGGAATCACAACCTATTTGGCACCAGAGTGGACTTTCACGCTCGAGTGGATGAGTGATTCCGCAAGCCTCAGCATTCAACCCGGAAACGTCTACGCACTCCCGCCGATTCCCAACTTCTCCATGATCAATGGACTCTCTCTGCTCGCGACCTCGGTGCAACAGGAGCAGAACGGGGGAGCGTGGAAAATCGGGGTTCAACTCCTCGGAGCACCGAACTGGTCATCTGACCTCTATTCCTAGCCATGCCAACCAATAACGGAGCAACCTATTTCCGAGGCGACAACACCGTCAAAGTTTCACAGGCGTTCGAGCAGGACGAGTGGGGCAACGTCATCAAAACCGAGACATGGGTGTTCAAGGGGAACGTGGTCGAGTCAATCGTGGCGCCGTCAGGTCAGGATTCGATGTCGTCAGATTCCGAGCGGGAAATCCTCTCTCGTTCCATGACTTTCGACGAGGCAACGCAGACGACCACGTTCGAGCAGAGGAAGATTCTCAGCTATGCCTCGCCGTCGAAAAAACGGATGAGCATCGACGCCAACAGCGGCACCGAGAGCGTCACCGCGCACCCGCGATTCCAAGAACTCGCGGGAACACCGGACACTCCCAACGAAACCAACGCAGTGTGGATTGCATCGAGCGATTCACTGGCCACAAAGCGGTTCGTCGAGTTCAAGAAGCCGAACCTCTACGGGGTTTCATCGTACATCGCAGGGAACGGTTCGACACTGAAGCTGACTTACTTCGACACGTGGGCGGGATTTGGAAGCGTCACGAACAAGATCGGGCGCATCGACTTTCCAGCCGTCCCGGGATTGTGGGGGACGGCATCGTCGTGGCTTCTCGCAGGGGCAACCGCCGAACCCTTCGGGAATCAGTGGAAGGTCTCCCTGCTCTATCGCAACGCATCGGAGAACTTCGGGCAGTACACGGGGGGAGGGTGGGCTGGTCAGATTTACGCATGAAGACCGTGACGACCAGAGGGCCGATCGGTGACGCTCTCAACGCGATTCGACGTGAGTTGGTAAGACTCAAGATTCAATCGACGAAGGACTTTGTCAGCGACGAAACGCCGCGCGGCACGACGCTCTCTGCGCCGAGGATTTCGAGCACCTCCGCAACATCGGAACCGACTCCCGCAGGATACCAACCCTTCATCACCGAAGGAACATCCACCTACTTCATCACCCCGTGGCACTGGGGCCTCTGTGGACCCGTGATTCAGGTCGGCAGCAGGCAGTACCGTGGCTTCCAACTCACCGGAGGACCGAAGGTCATTCTGGCGACGGTGAAGATGAGGGCACGCGCGATCCGCTACGCCGAAGGCGCACAGGATCCAGAGAACCCAGAGAACCCGCCAAATGAGTTCTACGCCGTGCTCACCGATCTTTTTCTCAGCAATCAGGCATCCAGCACGTTCAACGGTGACCAAGTTGGGTTCAGCAACTTCGGAATCCTCCCGGGGCACGCCGTGGTCAACGAGGTCAACGGGTCTTTCGTCACGCAGCGGTGGTTCTTTCCGGTTCGACTCGAATCAACATGGCAGGAATCCCAGTCACGCATCTCAGCAGCTGAGATTGTCGCTTCAGGAACGCCAACGTACACCCCCCCAGAGGGCGAGCAGGTCAACCCGTGGGACCCTCGCGAGTATCAAATGGACTTCGAGGTGGACATCCTCGTGGGCTACGTTCACGAAATCTCACCGGGGGGCGAATATTCTCTGGAACTCGACGACTCGACTCTCGAAGGGATTGGAGCCGTTCCGATTGAGACAGACATCGGGGGAGTTTATGGAGCCGACCAGCGATTCGGATTCTGGCACTCGGAGATTCAAATCGTTCCCGTGGTCTCGGTCCCACGATGTCCTCCAGCTGAAGGGTTCGCGCCGTGGGAACCTTACGGGTTCACCCTCACAAACCGTGACGCGTTTGGATACCCACCAGGCACTGACTACCCGGGGAGAGACGAGACGAACCTCCTCCGCAACGACTACCCACGGCAGTCGGCGTTCATGCTGCCATTCGGGGTTCTCATGCGACCAGTCAACCCCGTGACATCATTTCGCGGGGAAACCGCAACATTCGACAGCAGAGAGGAACCACCGGGATGTCTATGATTCCACGACTCAAATCAGGGGGCGCAATCGCAACCGCCATCAACGCGATCATCGACTATTTGCCGAGGTTGGTGATTCAAAACACCCCGGACATCACTGCATCGCTGACTCCTCGGGGGCAGTTTGTTTCGCTCAAGAAGCGAATCACCTCGGGAGGTGGTGGATCCACAGGCACAGGGAACTACCCATTCAAGGTCACCGTTGAATCCGAGACCGTCGGAGAGGCGACCACTTACAAGGTGTGGGTGCGATGGGGCACCGTGAATGGGCAGTCGGTGGTCAACTATCCGAAGGAGGAAGTGGGTGCAGCAGCTGACGCGAAGAGAGTGGTGCTGAACGTCACAGGCAACTTCAGCGACACCACATCATCGGGCGTCAGCTTCCCGTCCCTCGCAATCGAGGACATGGACACCCTTCTCACCGCCGACGAGCAACCGGACTCAGTAGCGTACAAAATCGTTCTTGCTTACATCACCGCGAACGACGGGGGGGGATTCACCGTTTCTCAGCAGACCGGAGGTCACCAAATCATCGGACTTCACAGTTGATGACGGGCGCAGAGATGGATGCTCACGCTCACCGTCGCTCTTGATTCTGGACTCATCTACGTCAGCGGATTACGCCGCTCGGACGATCAGGAGGTCTTAGTGCGAAATGGCGACGTCATTCCCGCATCAATCCAGTTTCGAAACACGATCGCATCGACCACCACGGTCGACATGGGCAGTTCGACCGGGATGCGGTTGAGCGTGAAACCCAAGGGTCAGTTTGACGCAAACCCTCTCCTTTCATTCTCCAGCTGGACCCGCACGGTGACGGGGCAGGTGGTCGATTATCGAGCGACACTGAACACCGCGAGCGGTGGCATCGACCGACTTCTCGGTGTGGATCCATACGACGCCGCCGAGGTGGTCGCAATCCAGACGACATCCTCGACTGCCGCAGGTGTCTATTTCGACCTCGCAGACGCCGTGGGACCCGTTCGCGTTTGGATGGGTGGCGCATCGACCGCTGCACCAGAAACTCCAGCAGGTGGCCGACTCATCAAGGTCACCACTCTCGGCACTGAGGATGCAACGGGGATTGCCACCAAAATCGCCGCAGCACTCGACGCTGACCTCTCTTTCGTCGCATCGTCAGCACTCGACATCATCACCGCCACCGCATCGACCTTTGGCCAACGCTCTGCACCGCACTCTCGGTCGTCAGGATACGGGGTCACGGTGCTCGTCGCTGGTGGGGATGAGACGGTGGCCGACGTTCCTTCGGTCGTGCTTCAGGCCGAGATTGCGTGGGCTTACAACGGAAACCTGACGACCACGCGAGCACTTCGGTGGAAGGTCGAGAACACCAACCGCCGCGCATCGCAACCTGTCAGCCTCCCTTTTTTCGACACGACGAACATCGCCGCGTCGGTTGTATTATTCACCCCGCAAGCATTGACCGCTCCGCAGCAAGCGCAGGTGCGTGCAAACATCGGTGCCGGAGCCGCGATTGCAGGCACAGGCGTTGACGGAAACATCGTTGGCGTCGTCAGCGGTGTCACCACTTACACAACCCTTGAGGCACTCGGGGTAAAAGTCGACGGGGGCCAAGTTTAACCAATAAAAGACCATGCCAAACGCCATTCAACTTAAACGCCGCATCTCCTCGACGGGGGTTTCTGGCGTAACTCTCCAAACCGCCGAACTTCTTTGGCAAGAGTTTGATAATCAGCTCCTTATCAAAAAGTCGACGGGCGACATCATCCCCATTGGCGGGGAGGGTAACGCATCAGCCGAAGGGATGGTCACGACCGCAAATCGTCCGCAGACCATCGCGGGTCTTAAGACCTTCAGCGGCACGGTGAACCACACCGGACCGTTGCAAATCGGCGGAACCGCAGTGAACGCGACCGCCGCTGAGCTTAATAAACTCAACAATGCAACCGTCACGACGACGGAACTCAATAAACTTGCGGGAGTTACCGAAGGTGTGGGTGCAGCAAGCAAGGTCGTCATCCTCGACTCGTCGCTGAATCTCAACATCGGGAGCGGTCGCATCTCGTCAACCGCTACGCCGACCGCAGATGCTCATCTCGCCACCAAGAAGTACGTCGATGACGTCGCGCAAGGCCTCGACGTAAAAGCTTCGGCACACGTTGCAACCACTGAGGCACTTCCTTCCGTAGCGTATAACAACGGGTCGAGCGGAGTTGGTGCAACGCTCACCTCCAACAACAACGTCGGCCTTCTCATCGACGGCCACACGCTCGCCGTGGGTGAATCGGTTCTGGTTAAAAATCAGGCCGTCGCTTTGCAGAATGGTCTCTATCGCGTCACCGCAGCAGGTGGTGAGGATTCGCCGTTCATCCTGACCCGCCGCACCGATGCGGACACAGGCACCGAGTTCTCAGCGGGGTCATTCGTCTTCATCGAGCAGGGGACCACGAACGGGTCAACGGGTTGGGTTCTTTCGACCTCTGGCGCAATCACGATCGGGACGACCGCGCTGACCTTCTCTCAGTTCTCATCCGCAGGTGTGGCCGACGCAGGGAATGGTCTACAAAAGAGCGGCACGACTCTTTCTGTCAAAACCGTCTCATCTTCCCGCATCGCCGTTTCATCTGACGGGGTTGATCTTGGCACCACCGGAGTTTCCGCAACGACTGACGGCATTGTTTTCTCGGTGGACGTGTACGGGCGAATCACAGCCGCATCAAAGTCGATTGCAGCGAATGCAGGCATTTCCATAGATTGTGGCGAAATCTAAACCGCCAAAATGCCGAACTTCATTCGACAACTTCGAAAGACTACTTCGGGGGCTCCGCCGATTACGGGGATTCCCTCGGGTGTTCTGCTCGTAAACACCGCCGACCAAACTCTTTCCTTTCCGAACGCCGCTGGGACAGACTGGGTGACGATTCAGGCGGGTGCATCGTCGCCGTCGTTCGCTCTCAATCAGTTCACCTTCGACGGTAACGGATCGCAAACGGCATTCACCACCACATCGACGGACTCGACCGATGCGCACTTCATCGTGGCCATCGGTGGAGTCTTCCAAACCGCTGGAACCGATTACACCGTCACCGATGGCGTGGTGACATTTACAACACCGCCGCCGAGCGGGGAGAAGGTTAACGTGCTCGTCGCGTCAGGTGGTGTCATGGGGCCTCAGGGACCCGCAGGAGCGCAGGGACCAGCAGGGCCGAGTGGAGTTCAGGGCGTAGAAGGACCAGCGGGAGGACTCGGTGCGACCGGGTCAACTGGACCGAGCGGGGCGACGGGTCCTATCGGCGCGACAGGCATTCCCGGGCCGAGCGGTGCGCAAGGTGTCGCTGGTCCTGCCGGGGGAGCGACTGGCGCGACGGGGCCAAGTGGATTGCAGGGACCTTCGGGTTCACCCGGTGGCGCAACCGGACTTCCCGGGGCAACGGGGGCAACTGGCGCATCCGGAGTTAGTGCGTTGTGGCACTACACGGGAGCATTCGACCTTGGCAACGCTTACGCAGTCGGTGACTTGGCCACGTATCAGGGGCAACTGTGGTATCGCTCAGACGCGAACGGGGGCAACGTAGGTGACGTGCCGTCAACGGCTTCCCCGTTCTGGGACCTCATCGCGAGTCGTGGGGCAAACGGTCCGGCAGGGTATGATGGAGCAACGGGAGCAACGGGTCCGACGGGCGCAACAGGTCCTGCGGGGGCGCAGTACTGGGGGGGCACCCTTGCACCAACGAACACGCTCGGCAAAGAGGGTGACGTCTACTTTCGAGAACAGGGGTATGACACCGACACGGGTGCAAAGTTCGTCACGGTCTACGTCAGGCAGGCTGACGGGTGGTCCTTCCTCGCGTCGATGAGCGGTCCACGGGGTCCGACTGGTGCGAGCGGTCAGGAAGGCGCAACGGGTCCAAGAGGATTCCCGGGGCCTTCGGGCGTCCCGGGACTCGGGCTGGTGGGACCAGTAGGACCACCCGGGCCCGCAGGACCACAAGGACCTCCCGGCGAAATGGGCACCCGAGGGATGGCAGGTCCACAGGGAGACACTGGTCCCACGGGGCCGCCGGGAGCAACCGGAGCAACGGGGGCAACAGGTGTCGATGGCGTCGCTGGTGTCGATGGGGCAACAGGCGCGACGGGTCTCGAAGGCGCGACAGGCGCAACTGGAATGCCGGGCGGTGATGGTCCCCCGGGATTTCCCGGGCTTGATGGAGCAACTGGTGCAACCGGACCAACCGGACCGACCGGACCAAACTGGATGCCGACAACGCAACTCCCTTCGACGACGGCTGTTCCGTACGGGTACTTCGACGCAGGGCAAGGAAGGTTGGTGCCTTATTACACGGTATGACAAAGGTCTCCAACAACTTACTGAAGGACGCGACGACGACGGGCAAGGCACTAATCAACGCCGCAACTCCCGCCGCTGCACGCACGACGCTTGAACTCGCAACGGTGGCGAGCACAGGCAACTACAACGACCTCATCAACAAGCCATCAGGTGGGGGTTCGTTCGCGGGAACGTATCATTCCGTTGAGTTTGTAGCAGATGGAACGAGCATCTCTTTCTACGGGCTTTTCCCTGATGGCATTGGTGATTTAACGCCGCCAACAAGCTCATCCGCTTACGTTGTGAGTGTCGGAGGAGTGCATCAACCTCCGAGCGCATACGCCATCTCGTACACGACCAATAACACGCCGGAAAAGGGGCTGATCACTTTTGGAGAGGTCATTCCGAGCGGACTAAAAGTCTCTGTTCAAGTCACTTTCTAACACTCTATGCCACAAGAACTAACGAAAATCAAACTCGACATGATCGACAGCGCGGCACAGACCGCGCTGACAGGTGCAACGGGTGCCGCAGGGCAAACGGGCGCACAGGGGGCGCAAGGGCCGCAAGGGATTCAAGGGCCAGTGGGTGCGACGGGTCCGATCGGCGCAACGGGGGCGCAAGGGCCATCGGGATTGCAAGGGCAGCAGGGCGTTGAAGGTGCGATCGGTGCAACGGGGGCTCAAGGGCCGCAAGGCGCGACTGGTGTGGGCGCAACGGGTGCAACAGGAATCGAGGGGGCAACTGGTCAACAGGGGCCGACTGGCGCACAAGGGGCAACCGGACTTCAAGGGATTCAGGGGGCAACTGGTCAAACAGGCGTTCAAGGGGCAACTGGCGTGGCTGGGCAAAGCGACAAATACGCGACCACCTCGACGACCTCTTTGCTCGTCGGGAACGGTTCGAAGACACTCACGGTCGCAGCTGGGTTGAGCTACACGATCCAGCAACCTGTGGTCATCGCGGAGTCTGAAGGAGCGGCACATATGCACGGGGTCGTGACGAGTTACAACTCAACGACGGGCGCATTGGTCGTCGACGTAGCGAATCACACCGGATCGGGCACTTACGCATCGTGGACCATTAACCTCGAGGGCGCAGTTGGTGCAGTTGGCGCGACGGGGCCGCAAGGAGCATCTGGCGCAACGGGTCCACAAGGGCCAACAGGCGCGAGTGGGGTCGCAGGTGCAGACGGCGCAACGGGCGTCGCTGGACCTACCGGACCGACGGGAGCGCAAGGGCCGACCGGACCAAGTGGGCTTCAGGGCGTGCAGGGTGACCAAGGGTCGACGGGACCACAGGGGCCATCGGGTGCAACGGGATTGACGGGCGAAGCGGGGCCGACTGGCGCAACAGGTTCGCAGGGGGTGCAAGGTGTCGCTGGTCCCGTAGGAGCAACTGGTGTGGCTGGTCCATCTGGGCCGCAAGGCGCGACTGGTGTGGGCGCAACGGGTGCAACAGGCGCAGCTGGTGACCGCTACACTTCCGCATCAACGACGACCCTCTCGCTCACAACGGGCTCGAAGACGCTCACCGTCGCCGCTGGTTTGCAGCTGTCGATTGGCCAACAGGTCATCATCGCGAACTCGGTGGACGCTCGCATGACGGGTGTGGTGACCGCGTACGATTCGCAGACCGGAGTTCTTTCGGTGGACGTCGGGCGGGTCATCGCTGGAAGCGGTGAGTTCTCGAGTTGGACGGTTGCACTTGATGGTGCACCGGGACCATCGGGGGCGCAGGGAGCAACGGGTGCCACGGGCGTGGTTCTCGGTGGTGGCATCCTCTCGCCGAGGTTCACGGGGAATGGCACTGACACCGAGTTCGGACCCATCTCGGGATGGGACGGACCCGGCAACGATGAAGCGGGTTATCTCGTTTACGTTGGGGGAGTTTTCCAACGTCCCGACGAAACCAACGGTGGGTTCACCATCACGGGGTCCACGCAAGCGAACTCCAAAATCGTATTCCCGACGGCACCAGCAAGCGGTGTTGTCATCGACGTGCTCGCGGTGCAGGTGACGGGGGCCAAGGGAGCGACCGGTTTGACTGGTGCAACGGGTCCTGCTGGGTCTGGAGGAGGAGGTGGAGGAATCTCCGCGTGGGACAACGGAACCTCATACGCCGCAGATGATTTGGTCTCTGACCTTGGGCAGTTCTATGTGGCGATTGCTTCGAGCCAAGGACAGCGACCATACCAGAGTAGCGACTACTGGCAGTTGCTGAATCGCGCCTCACGTGTGTTGCCGCAAACGCGCTACCGTGCCGGTGATTTTGTAAGCGACAATGGATTGCTTTATTTGCTGTTGGGTGCAACCGGAAACTCAACTCTACTTTCGCCTTCGGAAGGTTCAACGACGTGGATGAACGCTTCGGTTCAACCGTGGACTCAGTACGCGCATTACTATCCTAATGCGATTGTGATTTCCAGCGGCGGAACGCTTTATCGATGCCTTCAATCGCACGCAGCAAGTACGTTGAATCAACCGGAGACAGGAGGAGCAGCAGGTTTTTGGTTGTCTGTCAGCGGCGCTGAGGGTGCAACTGGGGCTCAAGGACCATCTGGTGCAACCGGACCTGAAGGACCTGTTGGGGCAACTGGTGCTGGTGCGACTGGCGAAATGGGACCGACTGGTGCAACGGGTCCTGAAGGTCCAACTGGAGCATCTGGTTCTGGTGCGACGGGTGAGATGGGGCCGACCGGTGCGACCGGACCTGAAGGGCCAAGCGGAACTGGTCCGACCGGTGCGACTGGTGAAGCTGGAGCAACAGGAGAAACTGGTGCGACCGGTGAGACAGGTGCAACGGGCGAGACGGGCCCGACAGGAGCAACTGGGCCAGCTGCTTAAAGCTGGCGTGAGTTGAGGCTAAACCCCTAGGCTGGAAAGGATGACAACTCTCCACTGCCTAGGGGTTCCTCATACCGTCACCCACCCCGATTACTCAGCGTGCGCGTTCACCCAGAAAGTCTTGAAGTTCTTGGAGATGTTCAAGGACTCGAGCGAATACCGCACGATCCATTACGGACACCCAGACTCCATCACTGCCGCTCACGAGCACGTCAATGTGACCTCTCGTGACATCCTGCAAGAGACCTACGGGAACTACGACTGGCGCAGAAACCAGTTCAAGCACTCGTCACAAGACCTTGCACATCGGGCGTTTAACCTCATCGCTGGCGAGGCAATCAAGCGACGCAAGAAGAAAGGCGACATCGTGCTGGCCTTCTGGGGAGGCACGCAGGAGGCAACGCACATCGCCAACGCTGACAAGGACCTGATCATCGTCGAACCCGGCATCGGCAGTGGCCATGCGTTCGCGCCTTTCCGGTGTTACGAGTCTTATCCACTCCGTTCAGCGTTTGTGGGGACCGATGGCGTATCGTACTGCAATCCAAAGTGGTATTGGAGAGTGGTTCCCAACTACTTCGACACGCGCAACTTCGACCCGACGCAGAAGCGAGAAGACTATGCGCTGTTCATCGGTCGTCTTGGAACCAACAAGGGCTTGGATCTCGCCATCGATGCGTGCAAGCGCATGGGTGTGAGACTCAAGGTTGCTGGCCAAGGTGGACCGGAGGGCATCGGTCTAAAGGAGTGGCCGGATCATGTTGAGTTCGTCGGCTACGCTGGCATCGAGGAGCGCAAAGAGTTGATGGCCAAGGCTCAGTTTGGGTTCCTGCTCTCAACGTACTGGGAACCGTTTGGCGGAACCGCTGTTGAGATGATGCTCTCTGGATGCGTTCCGATCTGCTCTGACATGGGGGCCATGACAGAGTACATCGTTGACGGTGTGAACGGGTTCCGCTGCATGACCATGGGCGACATCCTCCGCGCGATCCGATTGGGTTACAAAATCGACCGCGAGCAGATGGTCAGGTTCGCGAGGGCAAACTTCTCGCTCGAAGCAGTCAAACCCAAGTTCGAGCGAGCATTCGCCGACTTCCGCGACATCCACGAAGGCGCGGGCTGGTATGAAGATCACAACCGCGAGTGGTCGGTTGGCTACGGTCTCGACTACTCATCACTCCAAAATCAGACGCTATGAAGTTCGATTGGAAAGCACTTTTGCCGACCATTGGCCGCGCTCTCGGGGGACCGCTCGGGGGCATGGCCGTTGAAGCAGTTGGCAAGGCGATCGGGCTTTCCGATCCGACTCTTCAAAAGGTTCAAACCGCACTCGACGCGGGAACGCTCACGGGCGAACAGGTGGCCGCACTCCGCGAGGCCGACAATCAACTTGCGATCCGAATGCGCGAACTGGACATCGACCTCGAGCGACTCGCAACCGAGGACCGTGACAGCGCGAGGAAGATGCAGGTGCGTTTGAACTCATCGGTTCCAGCACTCCTCGCTCTCGGAATCACCCTCGGATTTTTCGCAGTGCTCGCCGGGTTGCTCACCGGGCACTTCGACCTCTGGGACAACGCAGGAATCACGATGCTCATCGGGTCACTTTCGACGTCCTGGGGGATGGTCGTCTCGTTCTACTACGGGAGCGCAGCAACGCCGAACAAACCACCTGAGAGAAAATGAACCTGAAAGAGTACGGAATCGACATCGCACTTCTGGCCGCTGGACTCTTCGGGGCCGTGCTCACCACGGGGCGCAACGCCGCGAGGAATCTCGGGAGCACCATCTCCTCACTCGTCGCTGGGGCCGCCGCCGCGAACTACCTCACACCCGTCGTCGTGCAGCTGGTGAAGGTCGAGGGGGAGCGGACACAGTACGCGATCGCATTCCTGCTCGGATTCGTCGGACTCCGCGCGGTCGAGTACGCGTCGCGGAAGTTGATACCACACCCAATAACAGATGAACCCGAACCTACTCACCCTCGCAAACGGGGCCGCTAATGCGCTAATCGCCGCCGGGGGCGTGGCGTTCGTGGTGTTCGTGTTCGGTCGTCCCGAGTCGGCCATCTATCGCTCGCCGTGGCTCGCGCGACTTCTCAAGGCAGGGCTCTCACTGGTGGCCGTCGGCGCGATGCTCAACATCGTCACCTTCAGCACTCCTCCAGTCTCTGAAATCATACTCAACATCGGCCTCGGCGTGACGTTCGCCGTGGCCGCAACGTGGCACTTCGTCACGTTCGTCAAACCACACCCACCAAAAGCCGATGAACCTCGACCAAACAAACCCGCACGATCTCCTCGTCGTTCCAGCGGTAAACTTCGCCGCACTGATGCTCGGGCTGACTGAAGTGCATCAACTGGTCAGCATCGGGGCCGCCGCCGCCGCGCTCATCTACACGGTGCTCAAGACTATTCAACTCGTTCGGGAACTGCGCAAATGAACCTCTCACCCGAAGGCCTCAAGCTTCTCCTCGACTACGAAGTCGGTGGCGGGGAGGACTACTTCCGCAAGTTCTTGAGCCGCCCCACGTGGCCGGGCGAGCAGTCGGGCGTCACCATCGGCGTTGGTTTCGACCTTGGCTACAACACTGAGCAACAGTTCGCCGAGGCGTGGGGACCAGTGCTCGCGGACACCTCAGTTGAGTTACTCAGGGGCGCACTCGGGATCCGTGGCGAGGCCGCGCGTCTGTGGCTTCATTCGCGCGAGGCCGTGCGATCCATCGAGATCACGTGGCGTCAGGCTCTCGACGTCTTCGAGCGAATCACCGTTCCTCGCTTCTACCTTCAGACCCTGCGCATTTACCCGCAGATTGAAACACTCCCGGAACCCGCACGGGATGCTCTGGTGTCGCTGGTCTTCAACCGTGGCGCATCGCTCTCGGGGGACCGTCGCTCGGAAATGGTCAGCATCCAGAATGCTCTAAAGTTCGGACGATTCCGCGAGGTTCCAGACCTCATTCGGTCGATGAAAAGACTGTGGCCGAACACCACCGGATTACAGAAACGGCGTGACGCAGAAGCTTCTCTGTTTGAGAGTGCTCTGGCGTGAACTACATCCCCGACACCACCGAAAAAGCGACAACTCACAAGGATTCATTGTGGATGTTCGACCCAACCTCACTCGACTCTCCCGCCGAGATTCTCGCCGATCGATTCGGAATCCCCATCGATGTCGCTCGCGCGATTTCGCAATGGCACGATGACGAGGTGGCCAAGGTTGCCGCAACGGTGGACACCCGCACCGGGGGAATGTTCCTTCATCGCGTTCTCGCGTGGCTTATGGGCCCGGGGGATGCAAAGGCGAAGACCGTGGCTCTCTGCTTTGCCGCTGACCTTCAAAGCCTCATTGGGTGGTCCACGCTCGCCGAGGCCGCCGAAGACCTCGGCATGACATCCGCGAATCTCTCGAAACTTCAGACCGAGATTCAGGCGTGGCTCTCTCTCCCTGAGACGCAGTGGAACAAGACCAAGTATCGTTTCCAGCAGTGCAAAACCCCTCATCTCAAGGAGGTTCCAACGGTTGAACGTGTGGCACAGGGATTCCGCAGATGGGCCCAAAAGGTTGACCGTGACGCACTTACGCAAGAGCAACGGGCAGTCATTCGGAAATCACTTTCCGAGATAACCGACTACGTGCGAGAGCTTTAGAGGAGACTGTTGACACGTTCGCGCAGTTTGGGACGATTCTTTCCTTCAGACGTGTTTGTCTGGGGTTGTGCGGGGCCGCTGACGTGAGGGTTGGCGGTCCCGTTTGCTTTGTAAAGTGCTCAAACGCAAAGCACTTATGAGGGATGAAGAAAAAAGAAAAAAAACATTTACAACCGTTCTGGGGGTGTGGTTTACTGGTTGCAGTTGAGGGCGCGGTTGCCTGAGACGAAAACCCCAAACGAAAGACAACATGACAGCGTATCAAAAAGCAGCGGCAGGTGAGTGGATCAGCCCGGCAGACATCGCAGGAATGGTTCGGAAGACATTAAAAAACGCATTCCCCGAGACGAAGTTCTCGGTACGGTCCAGCAGCTTCAGCGTCTATGTACGCTGGGAAGACGGTCCGACTCAGAAAGAAGTCGACGCTGTTGTTGACCAGTACGAGACACGCGGCTTCGACGGTTCCATCGACATGGGGCACAGTTACTCCCTGTGGTTGTACCCTGACGGCACGGCAAGTGTGGCGCACGGCAACGGCACAAGCGGTTCGCTTGGATACGTGCCCGAGGTCATCGGTTCGTCGATTAAACCCGGCGGGGTGCTCTGCGAGCGAATCGCGAAGGTGTTCATCTCCACCAGCCGCTGTGTGTCTCCTGCGCTGAAGGTCAAAGCGGCGGCAGCTTTGAAGGCGAAACGGATGTTTGATTTCGAATGGTCGGCCGAGCAAGTCGGTGAGCGGTTTGTCGTCACTGGCGACCAGTTCATCCAAGGTTGGGGGGCGTGGCTGTCCGAGGTTATCGATTCGGTAGCGAGGGGCGGGGACAAATACCCAGTGGCGATCTAACAACACCGCGCGCCTCCGGGGGCGCACAACCCCAACCAAAACCCCAACGCTGAATGAAAACGCTTAGAAAAAACTTCGGACCCTTTAGCATAACGCAGAAAAGCATCCGCGCAACGCTCAGAGACGAACCCGCCACCCTAATCTGCGAACGGCAGACGGGAATGCTTCCATCAGGGAAAGGCTACCAAACACGCCTCCTCTGGTGGATTAAAATGGACGGCAGCCTAAAGCATGGGCCGTTCTCAGCACAGCAAATCCGCACTCTCGCAGTTCGCGCATAACACTTTGTCGCTGAGGAATAGAACCGGAGGAGAACTCCGGCAGGGGGTTTGGATTTGCCTCTTCATTGAACACCTCAGCGGCACTCAACCACACAAACAAATGACCGACAAACAACTCGCACCCCTCCTCATCACGATGGCCTCATTCGACGCCGTCGCAATCAGCCAGACGGACATCCTCTGGTTTCAGTTGGCGATCGGGGCTCTCCTGCTCGTCTCCTTTGCACTCGGATTCCTAGCCGCATTCGGAGAGGAGGAGACGGAGTGAACCAAGAACTTCAGAACCTACTGACCACCCACGCTGACGCCGTGGAGATGGCCATCGAGTCGGGCAGGTATCTTCTGCTCAAGTCAACTCACCTGCACGTGGCCATCCTCCCGGGGAGTCGGTGCCGCAAGTGCGGTGGATCAGTGCCGAAGGTGCAGGGGCGCAGACTCTGCCTCGCCTGCTCGCCGCAAGCCAAGCAACGCCGCAAACCCATCATTCGCATCTCATGAGCACGATCGCAATCGACCCCGGGGTGAACGGGGGAATCGCATGGAACGACGCGGACGGACCACGCGCCGTCAGAATGCCTGAGACTGACGGGGACATCATCACCACCCTGCGAAACCTGCAAGCGGCGGGGGCGCGAACAATCGTGATGGAACTACCCGCGAAAGCGATCTTCGGTGCTGGTCACTCATCGCTCGCGGTCCTGCATCGGAACGTGGGGTTCATCCAAGGGGTGGCAATGGCGATCGGGTTCTCGCTCCTTCTCATTCAACCGAAGGCATGGCAGAAGGTCATCGGGATCTCCAAGCGACCCGGGGAGGAACAGAGGAAGTGGAAAAACCGACTCAAGGAGGAGGCACAGAGACGCTTTCCCAACCTCCACATCACTTTGAGCACAGCAGATGCGGTGCTCATCCTCGCTGCCGGGTTGGCAGCAAAAAACAACAACAACAGACAGTAACAATGAACAAAGAACTAATTGAAATGCTGCTAAAAGTGGCACTTGGACAAGAAAAACAAGAAAAACAAGCTGAACAAATCGTTCCAGAACAGCAGATTGTAGTGCTCGACAAAGGGTTTGTTTACGTCGGAAACGTAACCATCCGAGATGGTTGGGTGAACATTGAAAACGCAAGAAACATCCGCATTTGGGGAACAACCCAAGGGCTTGGTGAACTTCGTAATGGCCCATTGAAAGAGACCAAGTTGGACGAGTGTGGAATCGTGTTGGCCCCATTAAAAAGTCTTATCCATTTGATACCATGCAAAGGGTTTTAATTTTAGACGGACACAGGTCCGTGTCCGGGCACGGGCACGGGTACGGGGACGGGTACGGGGACGGGTACGGGTACGGGTACGGGTCCGGGTCCGGGTACGGGTACGGGTCCGGGGACGGGTACGGGTCCGGGTACGGGTCCGGGTACGGGTCCGGGTCCGGGTCCGGGTCCGAGGAGAAATATTAAATAACCAAAAAAAATAACGCTAGACAAAATGAACAACGAAAACAAACCACTGGCCCTGTTCGCAGGGGTGAACGACCCCGTCGGGGCAGCAATGCAACTAGGTGAGGCCTTCGCGTCCTCGGGGATGTTCGGGTGCACCAAACCCGCGCAGGGGGCCATCCTCGCTCTGCAATGCCTGACCTCGGGGCTGACGCCGTTTGAGGTCACGCAGACCTACCATCTGCTCGACGGCAAACTCTCGATGAAGAGCGATGCGATGCTCGGAAAATACGTGCGAGCCGGGGGGCGCGTCCAATGGATCACTCGAACCCACGAACGCTGCAAGGCGAGGTGGACGTTCCGGGAGAACGACCTCGAGATGGAGGTGACCATGCAGGAACTTGTGGCGAGCGGGGTTGCGCTCGGGAAAGGTGGCGAACTTAAAGACAACTACCGCAAGCATCCGAGACAGATGCTCACGGCACGTCTCATCTCAGAGGCCGTGCGACTACTCGCGCCTGACGTTGTCAGCGGCGTTTATACGCCAGAGGAGGTCACGGACTTCAGTCCAGCAGCTGCACAGCCAATCGCTGACAGACCCATGCCCTTGCCTGTCCTAGACGCTTTGACGGAGCAGAAAAGCGACGTTTCCGATCCCGTTGCGCCACCCACAGTCGAGGCAGAGGTGATTGAGGACATCGAGGACGAGTTCAAGACCCTCTTAGGAGCACACTACGGAGCAGCACTCGCTTTCTTCAAGGTCGAGCGTCTCACCAGTTTGTCAACCCGAGTCCAGCAGGACATCCGCAACCGCACCGAAGCTCTCATCAAGAAAATCTCAACGAAGTAAAGTATGGCATTTATCATCAATCGAAAGGCTGGCGAAGGTCAGTTCATCCGCACTCCCGGCATCTACAAGGGGACGATTCAGTTCCCGCGTGAAATAGAGTGCACGCCAAAGGGCGACACGAAGATCAAACTCGAGTTCGTCACGACCTCGGGGAAGGTGGTCGACGATTACATCAACTCCGAGAAGATGTGGTGGAAGTTAAACAACCTTCTCGCGGCCATCGACCCAAAGGGCGAAAAGTACGCCGCAGACGGTGTTGAGTTGGACTTCACAGACACGCAGAACTTCATCGCATTCGTGAGGAAAATGGACGGGGCTGAGATTTGTTTCGCAGTCTACACCGAGACGTACCGCAAACAGGACGGAACAGAGGGAGTCGCTGTGCGAACTCGCCCAATGGATTCGTCACGGGGGCGCAAACAACTCAACCCAGCAATCCTCGCGCAGATTGAGGCCGCTGAGAAGGCCGCTGAAGGCCCGGACGAGGTACCATTCTGATCGTATGCAACCCCAGCAAATCGACCGACTCATGGAACGAGCAAACCAAGCAGTCGAACTTGCGCGGGAAGCGGCACGCATCGAGGTGCGTGCCGCCCTGTACAGCGCAGAGTTTTGCGACCACATCCGGGCACTGATCCGAGATGAACAGACTGAAAACCGACCAGCGGAATCGAGGCAATCGATGGCGTTTGAAATCAGGTTCCTTCGGCGCGAAATCGAAGCTCTCACCAAGCAACTGAAGACCATCTCAACCTCGGAGGATGTCGAATGAAATACGACCTTTCTGTCATTCTGAGGAGAGGATTCGAGCGTGTGAATGCGAAGGTTCGGGACTGGAACCATTGGTGTTCGCTCGAGGAGTTTCGCCCTCATGCGTGGGAAGAGGCTGTGCTCGAGGAACTGCAAAAGTCGAAAGACAACCAGCACTTCGCCGAACTTTGGAGTCTGACACATCTGGCCTTTCAGCAGTTCAACCTCGCGCAAAGGGCGTATGTCGAGCCGACTGAGTTCGATGCGATCTTGGGAGAAATGACGCTTTTGCTCCAAGGAGAGGAGGCCGCGAAATGAGCAACTCAATGGAAGACTGGGAGAAGGTACGTATCCAAGCCGCAATCGCGGCGATGCAGGGACTCATCATCGCGGATTGGCATGTGGAAGACCAGCAAGGGTGCGCCGAATACGCCGTGAACTTTGCTTTTGAACTCGTCCACAAACTCAGGAAAAGCGAGGGTCGAATGCCGTTGGAAGTCAAACGAGAGGAGTTGCTGCCGTGACCAACGACCAAATCAACGCTGCCATCTCGCAGCTATACGGGTGGTCCGCAAATTACTGCAACGACCTCAACGCCATGCACGAGGCAGAGGACGAACTCAGTGGAAACCAATACATGGTTTACGCTAACATCTTGGGTGCCGTAGAGGGGTCTTTATTTGGCATTCGCGCCACCGCACGGCAACGCGCAGAGGCGTTTCTGCGGACACTGGGGAAGTGGGAGGAGGGGGCGGAATGAGCGACCACAAAATCATCTGCGACTATTTGCAGGAAGCTCTCGATGAGATGCCTGACACGGTCGTTTACACAGATGCGACAACCGGGATCATGGATTCGCAACTGAACCGCGAGAAGCGGCAGCTGTTACGCATCCTCACCGACTTCCGGGAGAGGAACCCGTGGACGCTTGCCAAGGGTTACTGCACCCGGGCCGAACAACTCGCACTTAGGGTGCAAGAGTTGGAGGCCATGATTCCGCAAGCCTCGCAAGTGCTCCACAGGCGCAACGCGGAACTTCAACGGCAACTCGACGCCTCTCTCGTTCGGGAAGCTCAACTAGACCAACTCCTAAGCGGCA